CTTTGCAGCTTGTTTGACTGATGCTTCTCTATTAAATATACCTCTTTCACCACTACCACTCTCCATTAGGGCTGTCCACTCACGCATGAATGCAATGCTGTCGGGTTTCTCTGTATAGGATACTGAGTTATTAGCCAAGGCACGATGGGCTGCATTCTCCCACCAGTTACCTGACTTAGCATGACGCATACGATCATCAGATAAGTTTGATAAACTAATCATTGCACTACGACGAACACCACCGACCACTACTACCTCACCAATCTTACACATAAGATCATGGCATTCAAGGCTGGACAACTTACGTCCCTGTGCCTGTCTGAACGTAGTAATAGCAAAGTTAAACAGATCAATCAACGGTGCTGGGCCTGACGCCCTACCACCAAATGTCTTTAGTCTTGCACCTGCTGGCCTGACTTTAGATACGTCCCACTTGGGAATTTCGCCAGCCCATAGGAGTGCCAACACTTGTCTCAGCCCTTTCGCCCAACCTTCCTTGCTGTCCTTAATGACAACAGTAGTTTCACTCTGGAAAAGAGTAGGAACATCAGGGAGTTTACTGATGAACTGCCGCTCAACACTGAAGCCAACACCTGTACCACAAAGGAGGATGAACATAGCCTCATCAAAGGACTTAGGGTCATCTACGGGTAGGTAGCTGCAGTTATACATACAAGTATTGTCACGCTCTGCTGCCTTACCCGCAGTCATTAGTGACCTCATACTAGGCATAACCTCTAGCCCCAGTATGGCATTACGTACATCTTCAAGGTCAACTGGCTTGAGCCAAGGCTTAACAACATTCTCTATGTACCGTTCTACTGTTTCGCCCCACGTTTCTCGTCTACCTTTATCGTCTAGCCACCTAGCATAACGGCTAGTTGCAATAAAGGTCTGATAGTCTGTTGGTAGGTAGTTACTTTTCATTAGTCATTATCCTCATCTTAGTTATAGTAATGCCATCTATATCATAGATGTATGCATACATAGCCTCATTCAATTCTTCTTCAACACTACCGTCTACTGGTACAGGGTAGTCATCTTCATCAATCTCTAGCCTTATAAGTACATTAGCTATCATGTTCAAGCTCATCTATTAGGCGGTCTATGTACCACCTTGCCTTGCGTAAGTCTTCAACACCATTCTTATAAGGCCACCGCCAGATATACTTGAAGGCATTCTGCCAACAGTAGGCATGGTGTGGCTCTACGTATGATCCCTCTGACATTGCCTTCATTGCATCAATGCATTCAATACCCCCCGAATTATATTGGGGTGGAGAATTGACTACATCTTCATCCATGTTAGCAGCCTCATGTAGTGTCCATTTAACCATTATGCGTTACCTCTTGTCTTAGATGTTAGTGTTAATACATTACCGTCAGATGTATACGATGGCTCATCTTTGTCTGGTACTTCATCATCAAGTCTATTGTTTACAAAGTGATGCAGTGCATCCCTTACATATTCGTCCTCTTCAATGACAGGTATAACAGCACAGAGCATACTACACAAGTGAGAAATGTAGGCAAAGTCCTCATCATTTAATGGGTTATCTTCAGATGATACCAAGGACACCTGTACATCACCGTCCCATGTACCGTCTTCTTGAAAGGGTGAGATACGAATTACAAAGTCTTCTTCTTTTAGTTCGTTAATCATATCCTTGATTTTCATTTACTTCCTCACTATTTTAGGATGGGGGTAAGCAACAAACTTAGTGTCTAATGCTTTACCCTTTTCTTTTAACCATGCTTCAGGCACTATCCTGTCATAACAATCAAAGCCGTACCTGTCACACCATACACCGTATGAACTCTTAGCACCTTTACTTAGCTTACGTCTACCGTTTTCAAACACGAACCGTATATCTAAGTAAGGGTGTTGCTTTTTTATCGCAAGATGCTTACGTCTGTCATTGGTAGTAAATAATCCTTTGGCCTCAATGATGATGCCATTGGGTAGTACAAAGTCTGGGGTGTAGGTTCTGTATGTGAGGTCTTCCCATTCAATCTTCATGGACTCATACGCAGCATCTACGCCTTGCTCTTTTAAATATGTAGCCAGTGTAACTTCTAGGCCACTCCTGTACCCGTACTTTCTAGCTGCACGAAAGCTCTTGCCATTCATCACCGCCAGAAAAGGTGTCGGCTAGGATGCACTACCCAAGGGTCATGCGTCAGGTTTAACTTGGTCAACTCTTCCTTCACCTGTTCATCCATAGCATTGCGTGTGGCAATTGCGTCCCTCAAGGGGCCATACTTCTTATGCTTTAAGTCTTGCTTGGCGGCTTTTAAAGCAGTCTCCATGTCTGAAATCTTTGCTTCAAGTTCCTTTACTTCTTCCTCATCAAACATTAAAAGTCTCCTACTTTAAGTGTTGAGTAATCACCCCAACCAGTTCCAAAGTCACCTGTCTTATTAGCTTCAGCTATAAAGTCAAGTGTTTCTTTAACCCTTTTAGTTGCTTGTATTACTAACTCAGGTGACATAACATGCACGTGTGCTATGTAAGGTGCAGTCTTTTCAATAGCCATAAAGCTAAACTCTTTTACGTCTAGGCCAGCCAGTTTACAAGTATGCAAATAGAAAGCACCTTGTATATGATAAGCGTACTTACCCACTTGTTCCGCAAAACCTTTTGGTGAAGCGTCGATAGTAGTCTTGATGTCAACAATTTGTCCTGTCTCTGGTATGTATAGGTCTGGTCTTGTCTTTAGGTTCAAACCGTTGGCAGGATCACTTGTAAATATGCTACTTTCTGTGACCCTACGCTTGTCTGTTAGCAGCTTCATGCACTTGTCGTTAGCCAGTGCAGACTCACACATCTTTTTATGTACATGGTATTCCACTTCTGTAAGGACAACTTGGTCTTCAGTCTTGTTAGCGTACAGGTCTTTGAACAGCTTAGACACACGTGTCTTTGGTCCCTTGATAACTAGGTCACGCTCTGGCTCAAGTAACGTAGCGTGTACTGCACTCCCCAATGCAAATGCTGGGCTGTCACCCAATGGTTTCTGTGCCATGTAGTGTGCAAGAGATTGCTTACACACCGTTTTAATGGCAGACGAACTGTACCCTACTTGCTTGTGGTACGCTTCATTTGACATGTCATAGACAATGCCTGATGGTGGCATGTCTAGCATTACACAAAGTCCTCATCAATGTCAATCAAGTCTTCTACAATGGCATCAGGGATTTCCTCATTGTCATGCTGCATCTTGTCAGACCACTCGCCCAGAATGTACTGGTTGTAGTTAGCAATCCATGCAATGAAGTCAGCAAACGTACCCTGTGTATCATTGTCCATGTCCAGTGTGGTCATTAGATCAAGAGATACCTCTGGCAGATAGAAGCAGCTACCATTAGGCAGTTCACGTTTCTCTGTGGTTGCCTTGACATAGTGCTGTGGTGGTAGGCGTTGCATCTTACCCAGCTTTGTGAAGATGTTACCAATGGTCTTGAAGGCATCACGGTTCTCAACCTCATAGATGAATGGTGTAGTCGGTGCATCCACAGAGTTACCTGATACATCTGTGGCATTGACCATATCCACAGTACCAAACAGTACACGCACACGTTTGATAGAACGGATCAATTCTTTCATGCTGTCAGGTAAACTGTTGAAGTCTTCAATCCAACCAGAAGGCTTACCACAGTTGAAGCCACCATCATTGTCCTTCATATCTGTGTTAAGATTGTCACCCATCACTGTCTTGACATAACGATTGGGCGTGGTGTCAGTACCCATGATGAACTTCTTGTACATAAACCTCTGCAGGAATGGGCGAATGCTCACCTCTTCAGCGTAGTATGTGGGGCCATCAGGAATCTCTAGCTTGTATGTGCCACCCTCTACTACCTCTACGTTTACTTGCTTACCCTTGACCTCTGCCTGTCCCATCACTGGTGTATGATTGATACGAAGACGGGCAAGTGCGCTGGTCTTTTTCTCAGTGGCGGCTTGGCCCATGCCCATTGCTTTTGCCATTGCTGCGTAGTTACTTGTGTCGATTACTGCTAGTTCTGTCATGTGTATTTTCTCCTTAACACTGATCAATTTTGTAGTTATATCATGCTACGTCTTTTGTGTCAAGCCAATTCGGTCCAATCTTTGCCTCTAATAATAGAGGAATGTTGAAGTCGATGTTCCATTTCTTATTGACAATGGAGATTAGCTTGTCGTTTGTTCTGTCGATAATCTTTAGCACCTTGTCTGTCTCGTCTGGATGTATGTCAAGTACCACACTGTCATGCACTGTGTTGACAATGCAACTCTGCATCTTGTTTGCCTCCAACATCTTGTCAATGTATATCAGACATATAGGTACAATGTCAGCAGTTGCAAAGGACTGCACAGGATAATTTTTTATCTGTGTGAAATATGACACACCTCCATGTTTGTTACGCTTGGCATCAGGGAAAGCAAATGCCCTGCCTGATGGTGTAGTAATGCAACCAGTAGCCATCACCTCATTGGCTAGTCGCTTGTGCCATTCAGCAATACCTTTGTACTTGTCCATGAACTTTGTGTAGTACGCAGCCTCTGCTGGTGTACGACCAAACCCTGTGGCCCCGAACAGTGGGGCGAAGGTGTGTTCCTTGGCAGCTTGACGGGCGGTAGGCTGTCCAGCATCTGTGATTGTCTTGGCGGTGTAGGCGTGAACATCAAAGCCTGTCTTGACTTCCTCAATGGCAACCTTGTCTTGTGACAGAAAGGCAGCAACACGGAACTCTAGCTGGGCAAAGTCAGCCTCCATAATCTGACCACCCTCCCAACGGGATATGAATACACGCTTGACAGGAAACGTACCGCCACGTGGCATGTTCTGCATGTTAGGGTCAGCACCTGATAGTCTGCCTGTGCCTGTCCTGTGCTGCAACAGACGGGCATGTAGCTTACCGTCTGCCTTAGTGTGTGTGGATATGCCACCAATGAAGCTGGATATGTAGACCTCAATAGCATTGAGCCGCTTCATATTCTGTAAGAACTTCTCTGCCTCTGGCATCTGCTTGGCTCTGGCTACGCCCTCAAGATATGTAAGGCTGTCCTTGCCTGTACTGAAACCATTGGCACTAGTAAACTTAGTGGTAGGTGCAACGAATTGTAGGCCAGCTAACTCGTTAGTATCCATAAAAGTATACCCACAACCATCACACCCGACACACCTGCTGGGTCTTGCAAAAGGATTTCCATCTTTCTTTACCTTCCTGATTTGCCCACTACCATAGCAGGTCTTGCATTGCTTTGCCTTCTGTTTGTACAACTTGGTTGAGTGCTTGGTAACAGTAGACTTGAACTTAGCATCAACCATACGACCATCAAATAGTGTGGCCCATTCTTTCTTGTCATCAACCTTACGGCCATACACAACCCACGATAGTTGCTCTGGACTGTTGAGATTGATAGGACGATCACCCATTAGATCACGGGTATGTTGGTCAAGACTAAGCACCAACGCATCACGTTCACCCTCATACTCTTTACGAACTGTCTCCAACGCATCAGTATCCACCTTGAACCCACGCTGATAAATCTTAGCTAGATGCAATGCAAGTTGGTTTGTTAGGTCAATGCTGTCATGTAACCTAGTGCCTTCCAACTTAGATACAATGGTATTGTATAGCTGCTGTGTGGCATGTAGATCATGGGACAGATACTCTGTCAACTCAGCCAACGGAATGTCACGTGTGGTATAGCCCTTCTTGAAGTAGTCCTTGAGTGTGTCCTGTTTCTGTGTGTCCAAGGCATACCGTTCTGCACAGGCATCAAGGGACAGGGGTTGCTTCTGCCCACGCTGCAGGATATACTCACCAAGCATGGTGTCAAACACCTTACCGTCATAGGTAAAGCCTGACTCCCATAGCCACAACATATCATGCACAATGTTGTGACCAACCATCACTGTTGTCTTGTCAAGTATAGCCTGTACACACTGATGGTCAAAGGGCGTACCCTGCTTCTCTGAATGATCAAAGGTAAAGATATGCTCATTACCTGATTGATCCAGTGTGCCTACCTGTGTCAGTGAATTGTCTTTCTCGAATGGGTCAAGGTGTAGCTTACCATCACGTGTCGTTGTTGTATTTTCTACGTCTAGCGTCAGTATCATCTGTCGGGTGTCCTATCATTCAGTCAATGCTTCCCATGATATAGGAAACAGATTTTGCATAGCCTGAGATATACACTGTGCTGCACGTGCAGTCTCAAGTTGGGTGTCTTCTTTACATCTTAGTATACACATGTCAGCAAAGGCGTCAAGACTACCTGACCAATACCATTCAGTCATGGTGCTTTGTGGCAACACCATACGTGCTTGCTCTGGGCAGACTCC